GCAACTGGATTTAAATCTGGAAGTTACACGAGAACAACATCATCAACAACAGTTGATATTGTGGGTCATAACCTCAAAACCAACGACAAGATCAGACTTGATTTTACGACTGGGGCTGGAACTGATGGGCTATACACTGTAACGTCAGCACCAACTGCAAATCAATTTATTGTCAACCATTCTGGAGCAGCAACATCTGGATCAGTAAATGCTGAGTTTCTCGTGATACAGGGGGCAAAAAATATCTCAACGGCTTCTTGGTATGATTCTGGGAGTAAGAATGTCGTTCTCAATTTCTCCATTCCAATGGATGATGCTAATTACACCACTATCGTAACGGCACAACATTATCCCGGAGCATGGGTTGATGTTGGTGCCGAGGATACCATTGGAACATCACAATTAAATACAAGATACCAAGCTCATGTAATGAGTGCTAATGGATCAAGATTTCTTAATGTTGTCATATTTGCATGAGTCCGATTTACTCAGTATTGTCGACCTACAAGGAAAGCTCCATCGACTTCAACTACGAGATTCAGTTCCACTTGATGAATGGAATCGTATTTTCCGACGATAAGACATTCATGTTTGCCATTCCATGCGATTCTGAAAATCCAGAGATTCCAGTGCCGATTGACAATGCAAACTGCATATTTATCTCAATGCTGGCGGGTGACATGAAACACGCAATGGAGGTATTCCAAGATCGATTTGACTTTATCGCATTTAAGAGACAGTTTAAAAATTCAAATCACACGAGATTCTATTCTTACTCGCAATTTCACAAAAAACTAAAATAATATCATGGGAGGATCAACCAAAGTACCAACGCCAAAGGAGCCAGACATCGGAAAAGACATTTCCAAGTATGTGAAGGGCTATGGTGAAGCATTGCCAAGTGTGCTTGGTCTTGAGCAGCAATACAGGCCTGAATTTGGCAAACTAAATCTCGCTGACATTGGTCAGTATCAACAGGGACTCCAAGCACTACAGGGTGGTGCTACTGCCACTGCTCAAGAGCAACTTGGTGCGGCTAGAGGTGCTGAGTTTGCTGGAATGACTGGTCAGGCTGGACAGGTCAGAGGTCTTCTTGGTGCAATTAGTCCAGAGTCACAACGGATGATGGAGCTTCAGAACCTGCAAGCAGAACAGGCATACGCATCGTCGCAAGGATTATCCCCCCAAGAGCAAAGGTCTGCAACTCAGACTGCGCGTGAGTCCTACGGGGCCGCTGGAAGACTCGGTGGAAATCTTGGCATCGTGGGTGAGGCTATGGGCAGGGAGGGTGTATTGGCTCAGAAACGGCAGGAGGCGGCTGGACGCATAGGTCAAGCATACGGAACCTCACAACAGTTCTACTCGCCCGCCCTAAGCCTTCTTGGAGGCACTCCAGCGTCATACGGCGCGGGTCAGCAATTCATGAATGCAGGGATGGGTATGCTAGGCCAATCGACTCCACAGATGATCAATCCAGACACTGGTGCAAACCTTGCTGCTGCGTATCGCAGGGATGTCCTTGGAGCGCAATCCGCACAGGCACAGGCAAATGCTTCCAGAAGTGCTGGCATGATGGGAGCTGGTGGTGCAATTGTCGGTGCGGGAATAACAGCATTTGCTATCTGATGATTGAAAAAATCAATAGTGCGATTAAAAATATCGAAACTTGCTTGAAGTTCTCGAAACGTCCAGTTCTCGCTTGGAGCGGAGGCAAGGATAGCATGGCATTATTGGATCTAGTATTCAATAAGGTTGGGGCCAAAATCCCAGTTTTCTTTTTTACAGAACAATGGCAACCTTCAAAGTATTCGTTCCAGAACAAAATCGTTGAGGATTGGGGGCTTGAAGTCTACTCGTGGCCGCCTACATTGAGCAACTTTCAACAAACTGACGATGAGTTCGAGGTTCAAAATATGTATGTGTTCGACCAAACCAAGGTGACTTGTCCAACTGGAATCACTCCAATGGAAGAAGGAAAGCCTTGGGTTTGCGGCATGGATATTTACAATCGCCCTAAGAGTTATGGGATAGCCTCTGGGTGGGACGGAATGTTGTTTGGTCACAAGCTATGTGATAGCGATCCTGTTTACGGTGGTGATGCTGGAACTAGGATTGACGCAAGAACCATCCCCAATGAATGCTCCGTGTTCTTCCCAATGAAGGACTGGACGCATGACGATGTTTTTCAATACTGTGAAGACAACGATGTCCCTATTCAGACAAGCAGATATGAGAAGGTAAATGGCAAATGGTCTGAGAAACTTGACCGAACTTATAATTGCGATTACGTTCATGCCTGTACCGCGTGTATTGATCGAAGATCTTCCGCACCAAAATTTGTTCACTGTCCAAAACTGGACTGCATAATCGAAAATATCTCACAACGAGTTGTTTGGGCAGACCAAATGATTCCATCTTACATGAAAGACTAACATTATGGCACTACTAGGATCATCAATCGACCCATCACTATTCTCCAACGACTACAGTGGATTTGCAAAAGCAGGAGAAACCCAAGGCCAGATGTATGCCCAAATGGGCAAGGATGTGGCTGGAGCTATTAAGTCTGGGGCTGATATGTATGGGCAAGTTAAGCAGTTTAAAGGCCAGCAGGAAGCATTCGGAAAGAGCATGGACTATATGGCAAAGGCGTTCCCAGATAAGGCAGAAATGTTCACGGGTGCAAAATCGGCAGTGTTTGATCCTAATGCCAATATGATTCAACAGGCAGCAGCAATGAGCGAGTATCAAAACAAATTTGATATGATCAACAAGATGCAAATGCAGCAAGCTCAATTGGACATGATGAACCAAAGACAGCAAGGTAGTCAAACAGCTAGCCCCCAAGCTGCTCCTAGAAACTTTTACGGACAATAATCATGGATTTCATGCAACTACTTAAGGATAAGGTTCCTAATGCTGGGCCAAATGCACAGAGGTCTATTCTTGACGCTCAGAGACGCTTGGAAATGTTGCGTGTAAAGAATCCGCAGGAAGCTGACATCTATTCTCAGCAATTGGCTGGAGCAATTTCCAGACAGGAAGACCCAAGCTCAGTTCTTGAAGGGATTGGCAAGTCATACGGGATGTCGATTGGAAAACCATCCACAAAGGATGAGTTGGCACAACCGCAGGAGATGGAGAAGAAGAAAGCAACAAGTGCTGCTGCTATTGCAAATATCAACTCATTAGTAGAGCGGTCAACTAAAAGTGGAAACCCAGTCAGTCCAGCGTTGAGCGATTCAATCATCACATTGGCTGCTTATGATCCAGATAAAGCTCTAGAGATGGCCAAGTCATCACTCCCAGTCCTTGAGCAAAAGCCAGAGGACAAAGCACCAAAGAAATCAATGGCAGACATTACATTTGAACAGAATGCGTCTGCTGCTTTGCGATTTACCAATCAATTGGCTGATGCAATTAAGAAGTATGGCACTTTTGAGCTAGCAAGCCCAGAAGGATCAGCAAAACTTGGACAGTTGCCATATCAAATGGCTATCGCCTATGCCAAGACCGTCGATCCTAGTTCTGTCGCAAGAGAGGGCGAAGTTGCTGCTGCACAGAAGTACCTCATCCCAATGGGCATGGGGACTAGAGATAAAACTGCTTTGGCTGCGGCTTCAGATTTCAAAAAGGACATTGAGGAGAGAGTTGCTCAATACAAGAAGTCTACTGGTTCAGATATATCGATTGGAACTGTTGACAAAAAGCCAGAATCAACTGAAGAAACAGTCGGAGGTGCTAACAGCTTCTTCGGCAAGTTCAAATAATAAAATAGATCAATTTAATGCCATACAATGTACCTGACGATCAAAAATCCACCTTCAATCAAAAAGTCAAAAGTAGTCTTGGACTGCTTGCAGCGGATGTCGGCAGGACTCTAGGTCAATTGAAAGTATTGCAACCAGAAACTCTGGTTGAGGAATACCAAAAGCCCATCGAGCCACAGGTCATCGAGACCACAGTGCCATTAGAAGATGGTGTTGCGCCAATCGTCAGTGAGTATCAAACTCCAGTGCGTGAGGACATCATGACTGTTACGCCATACCAACAAATGGCAATGGATGCGGCTTCTTCAGAAACTGACTCTTTGAGAGATGAAAATGGAGAGATCGTCAGCTCACCAATGGATGTATTCTCCAAGCCACTTGATGCAAAGCGAGTCAAGGCACTTGGCCTAGTTGATCGTGATGGGAAACCCACCGAAAAGGGCGAGTTGTTCTACAATCTGACTGAGGCTGGAATGTTTGACGTGTATGGCAAAATCACTGATAAGGGCGTGGCTTATCTAACGCCTACCGAAGAACTTGGAAACCCAGAAAACCTAAAGGCATTCCAGACGCTATGGGATGATCAGGTAATCCGTCCGAGCGCGTCACTTGGGGAGATTACCGCAGGAACTGTTGGATTCCTGCAAGATGCCGCACTGGGTGGAGCTAAACGAATCGGTCAAGAGGCTCAATCCATATGGCATAACAGTCAGACATGGTCTAGCCTTCTTGGACAGACTGACAGACGACCAAAGGAACTGCGCGACAAAATGACTGCCAGTGGTCTTGGGCTAGTAGAAGGTGCAGTGGAGAACCTTGCTGGGTGGGCTGGAATGGCAGACACTGGTGCTGCATGGATCGGCAAGAAACTTTATGATGTGCTCCCAGTCGGAATGGAGGACGAGGCAGAGCAAGCAATGTATGCGGCCAGACAGCGTCAATGGCAAACACAACAAGACATAGCTAACTTGGAGGCTGGAGAGATTGCGGAGACTGTTCTTGGTCTTGATAACGCGGTCAAGGAAGCAGAAGCGGCAAAGAGCAGCATGGGCGAGAAGGCTTTCAACGAGCAATACAAGCAAGCGGGTGCATTCTCTCAGATTGCGGCAGACCCTACTAATTTTGTTCCTGCGGCGATAGCCATGAAAGCATCTAGAATGGCTCCTCTGGCAAACAGGTTGAGCATTACCGCGCAGAAGAGGATGGCACAGGTTGCAGCTCAAGACTTGGCCATTGCGGAGGGTAGGACTGCTATTGAGGCTGCAAATGCGGTGCTCACCAAGGAGGCGGCTACAGTAAGCATAGCAAATCGTTTGAGTTCTGATATTTCATCTAGAGTTGGGGCAAACCCAGACATGGTGATGAGGGCTAATCAGGCATCTCAGGTTGCCAGTAGAATCACTCAAAGCGCAGAGCAGATTAGATCGGCACTCCCATCGGTAACGGCAGAGTTAGAGGGACTGGTTGCCAAGCGCAATAGTCTTGCGACAAGAATCCCAGAGGTTTACGCGCAAAAGGTTCTCCAGACAATGGAGGTTGGAAGACAGGTTCGCTCTATGCCAGCAAAGGCAGTCGGAGCAACTCTGGAGCGTGTTGGTGATGCTCTATCAAAGACTGACGATGCAGTTACAAACTTCCTAAAAGATCGAGGATTAGATCAGATGTACACGGCGGCAGTTGGTGCTGCTGGCATCGCTGGGATGGCTGGTAGTCCTGTCATCGGGGCTGTTGCGGCGGGTGCTGCCACCCTTAAGGCTGGAAAGGTATTGTCGAGCTACGGAAAGCTATTTAGGTATGTCGGCAAGGAGATGGAGAACGTGCGCGGTCAGATTCCATTCTGGAAGCGTGTGGCATCACACACAGCACCTAACTCACTTGGCAAAGGCATTGCACATTCGTTCAATATGCTCGACCTTGGTGGGGTTACCTCAGATGTACTGCGTAGGACTGGTCGAGGCATTGCTGCGGCAGCACCCACTGACCTAATGTTTGAATACCTGTCGGACGGTGCGGATATGCGCCCTGAGACACTGTATCAGGCTGCGGCTGAGTCGTTGGTTATCGGTGGTTCATTCGCTGCGGCGGGTGGTGCATTCATGGGAACCAAGAAGCGTATGAGAGAGCTTTCCATTGGTGATGAACTCAACTTTAAACGTGATCTAGTTGACCCTCGCCAGAAGGCGTTGTTTGAAGCAATCCCGTCTGGAACCCGTAGTGCCATTGCCACCTACTCTATTGCCAATCCTACATTGAACTATCAATTCAAGGATTCTGGTGCTAGTCAGTACGATCCAGATACTAACACTGCCACCATCAACGTCAAATCGACAAACCCTATCAAGGCACTGGTCGCGCATGAGACTCTCCACCACACGATCATCAAGAATAACATGGAATCTGGTATTTCGGCGTTATTCCTTGGGGATATGAAGGAGAACACTGTGGGTGGGTTATTCCGCTCGCGGGATGGCAAACTAGATCCAAACTTTGAAGCGTTCAAGGACGCATACTACAAACGTCTTGGTGTTGCAGAAATGTCTAATGCCGAGAGAGATGCAATCTATCCACTGGACAAGGTCGCAGTCGAATACTTTATCGAAAAACATTCAGACCAGTACTCAGCCATGGCTGAGAGTGGAGAGCTTGGAGCGATTGCATCAAGCGGGGCGGCAAGAAGAAAACTTGGATCAATCCTAGAGACAATCCTGCCCAGAGTGCCAGTCCTCAGAGACTTACACTTTAAGAGTGGCGGCATGATTGACAAGAATGGTTCATGGGTGACTGGTAACGGCATCCTAGACGCTGAAGGAGTCAAGACAGACCCGATCACGAACAAGATGTTCCGCGACATGAATAGGCGCAGTGCTGGGCTTGCTACAGGTCAGTTTGAGCCATTGATCAGTGATAAGGCAGACTCTGGTGCTTCCATCATTCTTAATCCGTCAGACTCTATTGACTCAGAGCTTCTGCATCCACTCGTAAAGACTGACGAAAATGGGAAACCAATCTTGGAGAACGGAAGAGCAGTTGCATTGGACAAGGCTACAGAACTTGAACGCGCTCTTGCTGGTCTTACTGTCAACGAGGTGCTTAGAAGAAAAAGGTCTGAAAACTACGTCCCCGAAAAGGGTGAGGCATACATCGATGATAACAATCAATTCCAATCGGGATGGTTGCCTGACGATGTGGTGAGTGAAATGTTTGCCAAGAATAGATTCAATCCAGAGCAGAAGCGCATCATCCGCGAGATGAATAGACTGGTGAAGAAGGGGACTGGTGACCGTGTTGTGATGATCAATTTCCCAGCAACCACCCGCAACAAGTCAGGAAAGGCTGTTTACAAGCCGCAGGGTGCAACTCTACGCGACACTGTGCCAGTGGCGATCCTCACGTCCAAGGATGGCAATCTCCTGTTCGGACTGATGTCTGTTACTAAGCTGCAAGAGAACATCCAGAAGCGTTCACAGAGTGCGCGTGGCAAGAGACTTTACAGTGGCAATGTAGACTTAATCCTCAGAGACACACAGGCGATGATGGACTTCCACAAGAATGGTGTGGATAGCATTGAGTACTTCAGCGAGAAGTATGGCGCGGTCGAGGCAGATCAACGCAAGAAGTTCATCAATACGATGTTTGGCTTGCTCAACCAGAAAGAACAGGCAGTGCTTAATCCAATGCTTTTAGAGGATGGCGTGAAGAGCAGAGACAACGTGTATCGGACGTATCGTGCAGACCGAGTCAGCAAGGCAGTACCAATGTCCCCGCAGGACTATCCAGCAATGCCATTCAGTTATAAGGCAACCAGTCAGGTGCTACTTCCTGAGCAGGTAAGGAAGATGCCTGAGGCTGTTGATAAAGAATACATGATGGCGGTTAAAGCTGGGGACAGGGAGGCGCAGCAGAGATTGGTTGATGAGGCAGCAAAGAAGGCTGGGTTAGTTGAGGTGTTCCGTGCCGTTAGGGGTCAAACTGAAAAAATCACACCCAGAGAGGGATACCAAGTTACATTTACTACGCGAAAGGAAGTTGCAGATTCTTATGGTGAAACAGATGCTGATACATCTCGATACTTTATAGACCCAAGATCAGCACAAGAATTTCCGTCTAAAAATGGTGATTTCTCCAAAACAGGCTTTGATAAAAAAGTACAATCTGGTAATTTGATTGTGGCTAGAGCAGTATATGATAATGGGCCTTTCGCGTCTCTTGAAAGAGATCCTAAAATGATGTTTTCATATCCCAGTGATATATACGCAACTATTGATGCTTCGGTTCTTGTCAAATCTTCAGATCCAGTAATTTACGACAATTCTGGAAAAGTAATTCCACTTAGCCAGAGATTTCCTGAGTCTGTCGACTTGTCAACCAACAATGATAGAATATTTTATAGAGGAACAACTGCGGGTGATGCGCGTAGAATCAATGAGCCATTTTCAGCGGCTAAAGGTATGACATTTGCAGCACGCAATATTGATTCAGCAAAAACATACGGGAATTCAATTGAGAAAATTACAGCAAAACCAAACGCTAGAATTCTCCGTGAAGAAGATCCTGCTTTCTGGAGAGTAATAAACAGGAAGCGACCATCAAATGGGTATATTGGATCTGCTGGCAGAAAGGGAGAGTCTATGGTTGATGTTATTAATGATTCTATTAAAAAAGCAAAAGATTCAAACTATGACATTCTTTCCTTTGCAAGTGATACAGACATAGGGACTATAATTTTAAATAATAATGCTGTTTTGCGGAAAAGTGAGCCACTAGAGCAAGCAAGACAGATGCCAGAGTCACAAAGTCAAGTGGAAGACACTACGGTCGATGACAGGCTTAAACTGCTTCAAACAAAAGAAGTATTGCAGGACTGGGCAATGACTCAAGAGAGCTGGAAGGATTGGTATTCAGAGCATCAGGAAACACTTGATGATTTCTTTGGAGATAATGCTGAATTGTTTCAAGAAATACTTGCAGTTACATCACAAGCAGCATCGGTCAAAGCTAATGTCGGACTGGCATTGAAAGCCTTTGGTCAGTTAATGAGGGGAGAGGAGTTTGATGCCCGTCTGCGTGGCGAAGAGAAAGCTGGATATTTACCAGCAGTAATTGGAAACCTTAACGCCATCAAAAACAAAACGCAGGTTGGTGGAAGAAAAATCTCAAATTACAAATCTGCAAATGAGGGTGACTCCTCGAAAGTCGTAGTAGATAGGCACATTGCAAGAATGTTGTTTGGAGTAGATACTCCATCAGCAAAGCAATATGCGGAAGCAGAAAGAGTATTGACTGATATTGCCAAGGAGTTAGGCTGGAAGCCAGCACAGGTGCAAGCAGCACTCTGGGCGCAATCTATCGTAATGTCTGGGAAAACTCCAGTAAGCTACGGTTCGTATTTAAGACAACTAGAATCAAAGGGACTAACAAAGAAAGAATTAATTAATGGAATCAAAGGAAACCAAATCACAAGGAGAACTGGAGAAATTGCTGGATCAAGCTATGGACGCGATGCAACTAGCAAAGAAAGGGGGAGATATTCTCCTTCTGTCCAAGATGCTTCTGGAGGAAAAAGAGAAACAGTAAGCTATCTCCCTGAGTCTGAAATCGAATCCAAGCCGATTAAAAAAAGCAAATCAACCGTCAAAGTAAAAACATCACCAGAATCAATTTCTAGTGTTGCCAAGATGAAATAGTCAGCATACTGTGCCTCTAATGAGTAATGCAATTGCAAAAGAGATCGAGTCTCAACCAGCAGAATGGTTCCAAGAAGTCCTTGAGAGAGCTAAGGCGCATGGTGATCGTAAGCGGGTTGAGTACTGGAACCCACAAGGGGCTGCAAAGGCCCTCTGGGGGCTTGCACAGGGCAAAAGCTACTCTGCCATAGCAAAAGACACTGGGATCGATAGAAAGACCGTCAGGGAGCTTGAATGGAGGCATGAGGACACACTTGAAACTAAGCGCAAGGACTTTTCGCGTAAGTACGCAATTGCTGCGGAGGAATATACTGACCTCTTGTTCCAGAAAGCAGAACAACTTGCTGAAGATCCAGAGCAACTGAAGAATATCTCCCCTGACAGGCTGGCGTTAACTGTCGGCATTATGACTGACAAAGCTACTCAGCTTGCTGGCATGGCGGGTGTGGTGATCGAACATCGCAAGGGAGCATCTATCGAGGATGCAGCCATTATGATTGCACAGGCGAAGTCTCGCATTGCAAACAGAATCAAGGAACAAGCAATTGAAGTAGAAATCATTGAATAATGGATATAATTGACGAGCCGATCACCAAACAAATGCAGAGTGATATTGATAGTGGGCACGACATTACTCAATACAAATACAGGTACTTGGTGACGTGGGGTGACGACAACAAAAAAGAATGTCTGTCCAGATCATATGCCGACTATGTAGCTGATGCAAAAAACGGAAAGATCTTTGATTTGTTGCTTAACAAGAACGTGAAGCACTGGAAAAAGATGTGTGATCACTGTAAGAAGCAGGGCTTGTCTCTCTGCTCTGGTGACCGTGGATCGTTCCCAAAAGAAGATGTGAGTTACACTTGTAAATTTTGCTATTCTGTATACGACGTTAAGTCGGTGCTTTGTTCTGAAAACTTACTGTTTATTAAATAATGAAGTGGCGTTCACACCAGATCCTAACTCCTCCCTCCGAAGATGAGATTGCAGAGATGGAACCAGAAGATTTGGTAAATGTTCACCAGATTTACCATGAGGCAATTGAGAACTCTGATAAGGATCCATTTCGATATGGATTTAAGCTTCCGCATTGGTTGAAAGCTGAAGAAGCGTTGTCACAAGTCACTGAGATTGTGGCACTTGGAGGTAATCGCAGTGGAAAAACAATTTTCGGTGCTTACTCAATTGTCCGTGCGGCAGTAGAAAACCCAAACTCTGAGATCTTTTGTTTTGCTCAAACGTCCGAGGTATCTATTCGTCAGCAACAGAGTGCCGTGTATGATTGGTTACCCGCAGAACTAAAGACAAAACAGACATCTGCTAGTGCTTACATCAGCTACACGAAAAAGAACGGATTCACTGACGGAAGTTTAATCCTCCCTAACGGCTCCCAAATTATCTTTAAGACGTACTCTCAGTATCAAAATAACCCAACGATTCTGGAAGGCGCGGAACTTGGCAGCAGGTCACCAGTGTGGCACAACATTGGCGTATGGCTCGATGAATACTTGCTAGGCCCAGAGCTGATCAACACGCTCAGATTCCGATTAGCTACAAGAGATGCCAAGATGCTGGTTACGTTCACGCCAATTGATGGCTGGACAGAGGTGATCAAGGAGTATCTTGACGGTGCATCCATCGTGGAATCTAGACCTGCGGAACTGCTCAAGGGTGAGCTTGTGCCATACATCCAGAGGTCAAAGAAGAGAAACGCAAGCATTCACTACTTCCACTCTCAAGACAACCCATTTGGAGGCTATGAGCGTATCAAGGAGGCTCTTGAGGGCAGGACACGGGAAGAGATCCTCATTCGTGCTTACGGAGTCCCTGTGAAGTCTCAGGCGACTAAATTCCCTAAGTTCAACACTGCTGTCAATGTCATCTCCAACGACAAGATCCCTACGGAGAACATCACACGGTATCAGATTATCGACCCTGCTGGTGCAAAGAACTGGTTCATGTGCTGGGTTGCGGTTGACGAGACTGGAACATACTACGTCTATCGGGAATGGCCTAGCGTGGATGTTGGTGACTGGGCTGAGTGGAAGAGCGGCAAGTGGGTCGCTGGTGAAGCAGCAAAGGGTCTTGGGTATGGCATCCGTGATTACGTCGAACTAATTCAAAACTACGAAGAGGGCGAAGAGATATTTGACAGATTGATCGACTCTAGGCTAGGTGCTGCTAGGTATCAGGCATCTGATGGTGCTTCCTCGATTATCGAAGACTTAGCTGAGATGGAAATTATCTGTAATCCAGCATCTGGTCTTGATATTGAAGAAGGACTACAGGCGTTGATCAGTAAGATGAGCTACGATACCAGCAAGCCATTGGATTCAGTAAACCGCCCGCACTTTTACATCTCGCAAGACTGTGAGAATATCATTCGCGCACTTGCTGAATACACTGGAGATCAGGGACTTAAAGAAGCATGGAAAGATCCTATTGACGTTCTGCGTTATGCTGCCATTGCTGACTTGGATCACGTTGACGCTACAAAATCACAAATAACAAAACAAGGAAATGGTGGATATTAACTGCTGGAAGCAAGGAGACATTGTCGAGAAGTTGGATGTAAAACCAGCCGAGGCAAAAGCATTTCGTGATGAGTTCTTAATCAAGGGCGTTCACTGGGATAAGAACGGAGCGACGATCTATTGGACTGACCATGCGATGTGGATGTTCAAGAAGCACCTTGCCGAGCCTGTGGCTAGCAAGACTGAGATAGAAGTATTCATCGTAGGCCCAGCACAAAACCCAAGGTTCGTTTATGGTGATCTTGACGGCACACGCATTCCAATCGAATGCTCACAGAAGGATTCCCAACGCATCGTCAAGAAGACGGTCACGGTATCGGTCAGGGAAGAGAACGGAGAATTTTACTACAGCTATAACCTATGAAATCATCAGAAGAAGAAGAAATGTCAGAATCAAGCAACGAGGAAATCATGGAGGGTGAATCGCTCATCTACGCATCCACCGAGCCAGACGTTCCATCATTACGGAATGCCTACGATAATTGCTTGTTGCAACTCGACGAGTACTTTGAGGTTTGCAGACGTAGTTACGATGACCGCAGAAACATCTGGGATGGAAAGACCCAAGACCTTCGTAAGAATGGATCAAATGCGTTTCCTTGGGATGGTGCGTCAGACATGGAAGTTAACGTCATTGGTGAGAGAATCGATGCGTTCGTATCTATCCTAGATCAAGCGTTGACCAGAAGCCACATCAAGGCATTCCCAACAAGCACTACATCTATTCCACGGGCGGCACTGGTATCCTCATTCCTCAAGTGGATGAAATCTAGCTACATCCCTGATTTCAAGAATCAGATGGAACTGGGAGCCAACTACCTGCTTGAGAAGGGCATCATGGTCAGCTATGTCGGATGGAAGCGCGAGAAGCGCACGTTCCTGCAGGACGTATCAATCGATGAGCTAGCACAGGCATCCCCTGACATGGCAGAGTTGATCATTAACGCCACGGATGATGCTATGTTGATTGACATGGTAATCCAAGCGTTCCCGCACATGACTGCCAAGAGAGTTCGCAAGTTCCTCAAGGAGATTCGCAAGACTGGCAAGGCAAGCATCCCTATCCCCCGTATGTCGATTGACTGCCCATTCGTTCACTCCTGTGCGCCTGATGGTGAGGTTTTGTTCCCCCCGTATGTCGTAGACCCACAGGCAGCACCGTATGTCTTTTGGAGGACGTTCATGACCGCTCAGGAGCTTGAGAAGAAGGTGACCACCGAAGGTTGGGATGAGGAATGGGTGGACGATGCTATCGACAATCTCAGAGGCAAGGATTCGTATTACTTGGATGGACAGAAGGTTAAGAAATATACCAACCTGCCAATTTCAAACGACACTGACCTCGTGATGGTGGTCTACGCATACCAACGTCTGATCGACGAGGATGGTGCTGAGGGCATCTACTGCACGGTGTTTAATCCCAACGTGGATGGTTACGCAAAGAATGAACTGCTCAATGGCTATGATGAATACCCATTTGTCGTCACTCGTCTTAGCAATAACCAAAAGCGAATGTATGAAGTGCAGACGTTCCCTGACATTCTCCGTGGGGCGCAACTTCAGATCAAGACCGAGAGAGATAGTCGAATTGATAGGGCTAGCTTGGCCACTTTACCACCTATTATGCATCCTGCTGGTAGACCTCCATCTGATTGGGGGCCGGGGCGTAGAGTGCCATACAGACGCTTGGGAGAGATTGCATTTGGCCCTATTCCTCCATCTGACAATGGCTCTATAGAGATTGAGTTGTCTATGAATGCACAGGCAGACAGGGCAGTTGGATTAGATATGACCAGTCCCATCTCAAGCGTTCGTCAGCAGTTCTTCGTCAACAAGTATCTGGATCACGTCAAGGATGTCCTTGGCCTTGCATGGAAACTATTCCAACGCATGGGGCCAGATGAGATTTTCTTCCAAGTCACGGGTAATCCAAACCCACAGACGATGACCAAGGGATCACCAGACGAGAACTATTCATTCAGTGTTTCGTTCGATTCGCTCAGTGCCGATCCAGATAACGCAGAGTCACGCATGAAGCAGATTGGAAGCCTTGTTCAGTTCGACCGCAATGGACGCATCGACATGGATAAATTCCTTGAATTTGCCGCAATGAGCATTGACCCAGTGTTTGGTGACTACGTTCTCCAACCTGCCGAGGAAGCTACCGCAAAGGTTCAGAAGCAAGTCACTGACGACTTGGCCAAGATCTATGCTGGCATCGAAATGCCCGCCCAACCTAACGGCGCACAGATTGCAATGCAGATGCTCCAAGCATACGCGCAGCAGCCTGACGTGGCTAATAGAGCGCAGCAGGACGAAGCATTCGGCCAACGCCTCCAGAAGTACGCAGAGCAATACCAGTTCCAAATGCAGCAAATGCAGAACGCTCAGATCGGGCGGATTGGCACTGCTCCAGCACAGATGGGTGGAATGGAAACTCAAGGAATGAATCAGTAACAATATGATACCAGTACCAACACTACCAGAGGCAGTCTCGATCCTAGTAAACAATGAGGAGTTCAAGGTATTCCTTAGCTTCCTAGAGGATGAGCGTGAAGTCTTTATCGCCAATCTGAGACAGGCAGAAAACCCGAACGAAGTAATGAAATTGGCAGGTTCAATTTCTACACTTGACGAGATTCTACAATTCGTTAGTATGAGTTCGTCCAAATAACGCTGTCACGTTGATTTGGGGTTTGTCATGGTAACGCGCCCTAGTAGTTAAATGCTGCTAGGGCGTTTTCCGTTGTGCAGAAAAAATACCAAGGGGGGTTGACAAGCTAAAAATATATAGGCAGTTGTGTCCTATCGCTACCGCCTAGCGTAATTGGCGTTTTAATATATGAGTGAAGAATCATCGGCCATCGCTGGGGTCACAGAACCAGTGTCAAACGTATCAGTTGAAGAGTATATCGCTCGCAGGACTGGTATTGCATCACAACAGGACGAACAAGCAGAGGAATCCGAGTCGGATACCGAAGTGGAATCTGAGGATCAGGAAGCTGAGACTGAGGATACTACCGAGTATGCAGACGAGGAGGAGGAAGCTAGTTCCGAAGAAGCTGAATTAGATTTGCTTAATCTATCTACCGAGCAGATTCAAGAATTGGCTAAGAAAGGCAAGAGTCGCTTGCTCCAACGTGTCGGTGAATTATCCGCACAGAAGAGACTGCTGGAGGAGAAACTCCAACAACAAGCTGCTGCAAAACCTACGAAGGAAGTTCCTCAGAATGAAAATCCATTCAGAGAGATTTCAGATCATAAGGAATTGGCTGCTAAGTATGGCGAACTTGAACAAGTCTTGGAAGATACGGACGCTATCCTTGAGGAGCATGAAGACTACGGGCCTGATGACATTATTACTGTCGGGGATCGGGAATTCACCAAGAGGGAAATCCGCAAAGCAAATCGTAATGCCAGAGAGTCTATCACAAAATATATTCCCGCCCAAGAGAAGCAGATTGCTAAAATTCAGCAATTGTCTCAAATGGAAGAGCATTACACGGCTGCTGCCAAGAAGGAAGTTCCCGACATTCTCGATTCCGAGTCTGAGGTTGGAACACGCTTCAACGCCATGATGCAAGACCCAATCGTTCAACAGGTAAGAACTCAGATTCCAGAACTTGGCGCACAGTTAGAATACCTTCTAGCTCATGCCGCAAACTCCATCTTTGGTAAGGGCAAGTCCAGAATTAACTCAGCAGCAGTTGGAAGTAAGTTGAAGATAAATCCATCCTCATCACCAGCAGGTTCAGCCGCAGTTAAGTCAGGATCAAACAAGCCACAGAAGGCCGCCGCGGCATACAACAAGTTT